TTAAAATGAACAATAAAATATCTTCCTTGTTTATGTAATATATGACAAGATTGATATAATTTTTTATCAGTACGACTTGCGATACCGATACGTGTTAATGTTTCTCTAATTTTTAAAAAGTTATCTGGTTCGATCAGAAAAACTTCTAACATTTTATCTGGACTCCATGCATATGGAACAGATTTACTTGAATCTTCTTTCACAGTCTCTAATGATTCTTGTTTATTTTCAACTTCACTCATTGTATGCCACCTTTATAAAATTTTGATTTAATAGTTTCAATCTGCTCTGGTTTTAAAAGGGATAATATCTCTTTTGCTTTTTGAGCAGACACGTTATAATATTCCATAATAAAGGGTTCATTAGAATCTTTAGATTTTTTCGCCCACTTTTTATTCGAATATCTTTTCTTCTTAGCGACTATATTTAGGTAAAATAGAAATTGCCATTTCTTTGGAATATAGTGCAAAATGTTGATTTCATTAGCTATTTGGACTGTATCTGGAAACATAGAGAGAGATTTATTGATAATATAAGGCAAATAATCGTCTTCGAAAGTCTCTGTTTCGTGTAGGTTTTCTTTACTGTAATTGATAGCTGTGACGAACTTAAATGGATTCGTTTTATACTTTTTTACTTCCACTGACATTTTTTCATTATCTCTGTCATTGCAGCAATCTTATTAATATTTGCATCTGCTACGAAAGCTGACTTGTATTGATAATCTGCTAATATTAAAACCAACTCTGGTATTGAATTTTTATCCATTGTTGGTTGGCACTTTTCAAATATCTCTGAGAATAAATTTGTAGTATCAATATCTGAATTAAGATCAACCCATTCACGCATTTTATCCCACTCTTTATTCTTTAAGTATTTAAATAGTTTTGTATAAGACTCGTCTGATACACCTACAAGAACTCCTGTATCGATAGTACCACCTACAGAATATCTTTGTAGTTCGTTTAATGTTTTTCTAAAATCAGGAAAAAACTTTTGTATAAGAGTAGCGACTACTTTCTTATCGTATTTTATATTTTCTTTATCAAGAATCTCAATAACTCTATTGAAAAAATCACCTGCAATAATTACTCTCTCGTCTGATGGTATTTTAAAATCAATTACAGAACATCTTGATTTAATTGGATCAATGATTTTATTTTTAAAATTACAAGTAAGTATAAATCTACAATTAGAAGAAAACTCTTCTATAAATGCTCTTAAAGCTGGTTGCATTATATTTGGAGTCATATAATCAGCTTCATCTAGAATAATTACTTTTTTTGCTGCAGTCAAAGATACAGTTGAAGCGAATCCTTTAATCTTTACTCTTAGAGTGTCAATCATACGACCCTCTTCTGAACCATTTATAATTATATACTCAGCACCAATTTCATCACATAATGCACGAGCGACAGTAGTTTTACCAACACCTGCTGTACCATAAAATAGAAAATGTGGTATCTGTCCTCCTTTAATGAAAGACTTTAATGTAAGTTTAAAATTTTTAGGTAAGATACATTCGTTGATTGTACGAGGACGATACTTCTCGACCCAAACGAATTGATTGTCAGATGTGTTTATCATAATATAATATAGATGTATAATGGGAGTATTCCTCCCATTAAATTATTTGCCGATTACAGAATCAGATTCGATTGCGATGTAATATACTAGCGAACCTTTAGTTGCTGAAAACTTAGATAGTTTTTTGCTATCAACTGTCACTACATAATCTGTAAGTACAATTTTTTGTAAATTTTCAACTTTCATATTTACTTTAAATTCTTTATCTGAAGTACCGATATCAATATTAAAAGCATTAGTCGAAGATGGAAGTTGCCCCACTTGTTTAGCTTTCTTGTCAGCAACTTCAACACTTACTTTACCATCTTTTGATACGATTGATATATCACTCACTTTTAAAATTGCTGCTGACTTTGAAATCATATCTAAATCTGAAGCTTTTAAATTAAAAGATACATCATCAGAAACAGGCAAACTTTCTTTTGATGGAACAAGTAATGCTTCACTCGATGCTGCATAAAATTTAATTTTTTGATGACCTTTAGAAATTATGCAAAATTTATCAGCAAATGTTAAATCTGCATCTTCCATTAATGTGTAAGCTGATAGAAAATCGTTTAATTCATATATACCAAAATTTCCAGAACCATTAATTGGCAAATTTTCTGAAATTTGTGCCACAGCCATTACACTTTTTGCTGGCGATATTGTTGATATTTTATTACCATTCTTTAACATCAGATTGGCATTAATTCCTGCGAAGTTTTTCATAATCGCAAGTGTTTCTTTACTTAGTTTCATTTTCACTCCTTTTCATTATTAAGTTTTTCTCCTTGATCGTGTATATATAAAGCAAGAAGAGCATAGTGTAAAATCTTTAAAAGATCTTTACGATTTTGTCCATCTTTATGCCCATACCTTTGAGCATATTTTAAAACATTGCCTAGTGTAAATCCTAGACCATGACCACAATCAACGATGAACTCTGTTGATTGAAATTTCTTTTTAGAATAATGACCTTTATATGTTTGGTCAATATATTGTTTAAATTCTTTTAATAGTTTGTCTTCGTTAAATTTGTACATTAAGTATTACTTAGTATGTTTTTAAAAAATTCTTTATCTTCTTCTGTTTTTGATACTTCTGCTCTTATATTAGAATCTCCCACTGGAATAGTTTTGACTATATCGTCAGGGTTTAATCCTTTTGCAGGAAAAAAATAAACTCCTGGACTTATTTTGTTTGTTTTAAACAACCAATTAGGATATCCAATTTTATCTGAATCTGCTTTACGATTTTTTAATAAATTCATATGAGCCGAATAGCATTCTGCTGATGAAATTACTCCAGTTTTTTCAAGATTTGGGAAAATAGTAATTATTGCTTCAACCCATTTTCTTTGGGCTTTAGAAGCAGTATCATATGTAATCATGCGAATATTATATTATAAAATTAGTTGTAAGTAAAGTGGGAGAAAGGATACTTTCTTACATGGGACTCCCACTTTACATTTTTATGATAAACTAACTCCCATTAAGAAATTTTTATGTTAATACCAAAAGCTTTTAAATCATTAAAAAATGACTTGTCTTCTTCTGATACTCTACTTGTAATAACAATAGATTCAGTTTTATTATTTAAAGATTGAGATGCTTTTTGCACTGTCACTCCCTCTGCTGGAAACAAATAGATTCCTCTTTTTATTTTATTAAGTTTAAACAACCAATTTGGATATCCAATTTTTGGAGTACCTGAGACTCTTTGTTTTTCTAGTTCTTTAAAAGTATCATAGCATTGTGTTGCTGTAATATACCCTTTACTTACACAATCGGGTAGAATTTTAGAAACATGTTCTACCCAACGTTTTTGTGATTTAGTAAGTGAATTCCAAGTCAGCATTAAGCACTTACTGTTTGTGGTTGATTAAGTACAGCACTCGCAACTTCGGACTCTGATGGTTTCGGAGCCGAAGTTTCTTTGTTATTTGATACTTTGTCAAATAAATCAATAAAAGCAAGTCTTGTTGCTTCATCGAATCTATTTGTACATAACTGTATAGATTTATCAATATCTTTAAATACTGAATATGCTCTTACAATATGCACCAATCTTCTTGTAGTGATTGTTTCATCAACACCACCAGATTCATTAGTTTTTCTAATCACATCAGCCCACTTAACTAGAGTCTGAGCGAATTTATCATTCTTACATTTATAAGAGTCCATCAGATTTTTAACGATTTTTAATTCAATCGATGGTGTTGGATATTCTTGTTGGAATGTCACAGCAAATCTTTCAAGAAATGCTTCATTTAAAACATTCGTACCAATATATCTTCCATCTTCTGAACCTTTGCCTTTGGTATTCGCTGTGGCGAATATATTAAAACCATTTTTTGGAACGATAATCTCATTCTTTAATTTGAAATAAAATGGTTTTCCCTCTAGGATAGGTTGCAAACATAATAGAGTATTAGCACCACCAGCATCAATCTCATCAAGCAATAGTGGGATTCCTAATCTCATCGCTATAACAACTGGTCCTTCTACGATTTGTATATTACCATCGACTAATGTTTTAGTACCAATTAATTGATCTTCGTCTGTTAAGCTGTTTAAATTTACTCTAATTAAAGAAATTTTATGTTTTGCACAAATTTGTTCAATCGAAGTAGATTTACCATTACCAGTCGGTCCAGTCACAAATGTTGGATAAAATTGTCTAGAAGTTATGATAGTTTCTAAATCTTTATAATTTCCAAATGGAACATAATTACTATCTCTAATTGGAATTAAAGATTTAACATCTAAATTAGAAGATTCAGATTTTACATTATCAATTTTGACAACATTATTTGTCACTGAAGAAGAAACACTTGAAAGTGGAATAATGT